GTTAAGTATACAACTGGATTTCCAGAACTTGATCAATATATTAATGATGGTGGTCCGACTAAGGGTGATGTGTTGATTTGGATGGCACCAACCGGTGTTGGTAAATCTATTGCCATATGTAACAATGCCGCTGCCTGTGTTAAAATGGGCTTAAACGTTTTGCATGTTACGTGCGAATTATCTGAATATAAAACTGCATGCCGATATCTTGGTATTTTTTCTAAAGTAAATATTTCAGAAAGATTTAGCGAAGTTAATAAAGATTATATTATAAGGGCTTGTGATAAGATCAAGAAAAGTTATAAGGGAAGTCTAATTATCAAAGAATTTCCCCCAGATATGATTAGTATTAGAACAATTTCTACATTAGTCGATATGCTTCAAAAGAAACATAATTGGGTACCTGATGTGTTGGCTGTTGACTATTTAGAATTGCTCTTATCAGAAAATGAGTATTTTAATAGGGATGAATATAAGAGACAAAAGAAAGTATCAACTGAAATTAGGCAACTTGCAAAGACTAGTGGTACTTATGTAATAACTGCTACTCAGACAAACAGAGGTAAAGAGGACAAGAGTGGCGAATCTGATCTGATTGACCTAAATAGAGTTTCTGAGTCGTTTGGTAAAATGATGCCAGCTGACTACGTTATCAGCATTAATCAAAGTCGAACTGAATACGGAACACATGAAGTCAAAGATGAAAAAGAAAAGAAAGAAGAATTAGAAGTTTTAGATGGCTTTGATGACGAGAAGACTAAAATTGAAAAAACCAAAATAACTGAAGTTAAATCCAAAGAAGATGATAAAGAAGATGATAAAAAAGAAATCAATTGGCGAGGCATGAGGCTATATATTGCTAAAAATAGAAATGGTCCTAAATTTAAAACAGTAAAAACTATTGTGAATTTTAATAATATGTCTATGAAAGAAGTCACAGAAGGAGAGTCATGATGATTGCAGCTAACATGCTTTGTTTGATTTCAAGAACCGATTATGATCATATCAGTGATGAACGCAAATTGGAATTGCAGCCATATTATGATGCATTTCAAGATGCAGCAATAAGCGTAAGACTTATTAGCAGCGATAATCAAACTACCATAGAAATTATGGTTGCTAATATTTTAGTTGAAGAAGTAAATAAGCTTCTCTGGTATGGTGTTCATGATCTTGTAAGCCCAGGAAATATTGCTTATGTTGAGATACACAATTTTAATGAAAAAGGAAATGTTTTAGATATTGAAAAATTAGTTATCGATAATATTGTTATGTCTATTGTTAAACATAGCAATAAAAACACACCACAATCAATTCAGATTACTGGTATTGTTGCTAATGAAATTACTATCGCGGATCCTCTCCCGAAATTAGAAACAGAAGAAACAACAGAAGAAACAACAGAAGAAACAGAGGAAAAATAATGCCTCAATATATTTATGAGTGTGATAAATGTGAAGATCAGCATCACGAAATTCACAACATGCAAGAAGATCCTAAAGTGAAATGTCCTGAATGTGGCGGGGGTTGCTTCAGAGTAATTCAGCCAGTAGAAGGCTACGTAAGGGGTAATTGTTATCTAAACAAAAAGGATTGTAAAAAACAATCTAACATGGCTCTGTTAAAAGATGATGATCCATATGGAACCCATAGGGCTCCTGGTGAGACAGATGACATGATAAGCAAAATTAAGCATGGTGGTAAGGGCAAGAAGATGATCCCGGTGAATGGACTTAAGAAGAAGTGAAAAAACTAAATACAGTATTTGATTACACTCGAGAAATACCAGAACCTCAATTTAGTGTTCTATATGATACTGAAACTAAAGACATTAAATTTTTACCTCTCTATTTTCGAGCAACAAGAAATACTATTAGCACAATAAGAAAATCTTTAATTAAAATTTTTGATACAATGAAAGCAGGGGGTGTCATGATTAATGACACCCTCTCACATATAATGTCTTTAAGAGAGATGGGATATAATCCATCTGTTGATTGCGATATTTATGACACAAGACAAGATAATGAAATAAAGTCTGTTAGATTGGAAGATTTAACAGAAAAAGAAATGAAAAAGGCTCTAATAAAGGGTTTGATTGACATGCCAAAAGAAACAGAAAAATGGATGTCAGTTAAAGCTAGATCTTCTGTTGTCTATGCTGAATTAATGGATAGAGGTTTGCTATGGGGTCCTCATTGTAAACATCCATCTTATGATACTAAGACACTAACTGGAAGATCAAGAACAAAAGGATTTAACATCCAGGGAACAACAGCAGAAGATCCAATAAAACATGTAGATCGAGATAGAAGTGTTTTTGTTTGTTTTGACTGGGTTTCGGCTGATATGAGAGTTGCTGGCCATTTATCTGGTGATAAATTTCTAAATAATAGTTTTTTAAATTCAGACCCATATGCAGAGTTAGAAAAACTATTAGCACTTAAAGATGTAACCAGAGATGATTGCAAGTTAGAAATGCTTAAAAGTATTTATAGCGTTAATCTTGATGGTCCTCTTTTAGATGTGATGCCAGAATTAAAAGAATGGATGTCTATTAAAAAATCAGAATTTGATAATGGTTTGCCATTAAAAACCATTCTTGGTATGACAATACCAGGAACCGATATAAAAAGTTCTTTTAATGGGATGATCCAAGGAACAATTGCTGAAGCTGTGCAAAGTGTTTTAATAAAGATATCTGAAAGAAAAAACAACGAATGTATTTTAACAGAAATTCATGATTCATTAGTTGTATGTTGTTCAGAAGATGATGTTGGTAGCACAATTAAAAACATAATACCAATAACTCTTAATCCACTTGATGA